AACTCAAAGAGAGGCCAGCCAGCAATTTGGTTGCGATAGATTAGCGGCAAGAATTTGCGAACTTAGAGACAAAGGTTTAAACGTTGTAACCAATATGGTAACCGAAAACGGAAAAACTTTTGCTAGATATTTCTTAAAAAAATGAGAGGCCGCAATTTAACGGAATACGACAAAGAGTTAATCTTTGAAGCTTGGCAAGAAAGAAAGCAAATAAAGGTAATTGCTCAAGAAATGGGCCGCTCTTATGCTTGCATTTATTTTCACCTAAAAAGGCGTTGCCTGGTTGGATAAATCAAAAAGGTTTATATTTGTATAAATAATGAAACATTTGAGAGGTCGCAGCCTTGGATGTTTCATAGGTGTAACACCAACTGGCCCCATCGACTGCGACACGATAGGGGCCTTTTTTATTTTATGTTAGGCAAGAAATCATTTCTACTTTACACGGATCAAAGAGAAGTCTTTGAGGAGCTATCCGACGAGGATGCTGGCAAGTTAATTAAGCATATTTTCGCCTATGTTAACGATGAGGACCCAATTACTAGCGACAAACTTTTAAAGGTGGCATTTTTACCAATTAAGACCCAGCTTAAAAGAGACCTTAAAACTTGGGAAAATAAGCAAGAACAACGAAAGGACGCGGCAAAGAAATCCGTTGAATCACGGCAACGAACTTTAACGAGCGTTAACGAGCGTTCGATTTCGTTAGGTGGTAATGTAAATGATAATGTAAATGATAATGTAATTGTTAATGGTAATGTAAATAAACAAATAAGCGCGAGCGCTCTTTTTTCTTTGGACGATGTCCTTATTGATTTTAAAAAAGAAAAGCCTTTAAAACGTCCGTACTTTGACAGGATGGCGGAGGTACATTCGACAGACTCGGAAACGGTACAAAGTTTGTTCCACAAATGGGCAACTTTAAAAGAGGGCGAAAATATGACAATCGCCAAGGCGGAAAATAGTTTTAATCTTTACCTTGGCAATAATTTAAAAAACATTTATAAGCCGCAAGAAAAGGCAAAAAGTAAAAACATATTCGACGAAATTTACGAGGATTTGCAAAAACAAAAACAACTAAAAGATGAATGAGACAATATTAACGCACCTCCGAAAAATGGAGTTTGTTTGTGGCCTTAAACAATTTAAGGAATACAAAAAAGAAGAAGCAACTGAATTGCTGGACTGCCTTAGCAAGTTATTTGGCTCTTATGGCTGGATCACCGAGGACCGAGTGAACTACATTTTACACGCTGGAATGCGTGGACAGTACGGCGATTTTTACCATGTTAACGAAAAAACAGTTAGCGTTTGGATTAACCAATATTACGCGCACCACCAAAGCCAAATTGTGCAAGAAATCCAGGCTTTAAACAACCAAGAAAAACAATATAGCGACGAAGAAATTGAGCATTGGAAAGAAATTGGACGCCAAACCTTTAGAGACAATTACCAAAACGCCAAAGAAACGGGACATTGTAAGCATATAGCCGACTGGGGCATATACTGGTTTAACAGATTACAAGAAAAAGGGATTTTAAAACCTTGGGAGTTTAACGTTGAAGAAATAGAAAGCGACGTGCGAAGGGAATTAAGATTAACGACGCGATACGTTGAAGAGTCAACAGTTGGCGCCAAGACAAAGAATAAGATTTGGAAATTATTTATTTTACAGGCAATTAAGGACAATAAAAATTTAGATCAATTAATTTAAACCAAACAATTATGAACAAGATTTACGGCGGAAACGCAAAGATTATTAAAACCAAATTTGGCGAAATGACAAAGATTAGCCAAAGCCGTAGCGACTTAGAAAAGCTATTGGCATACTTAAACGCAAACGATTCAGAATGGGTAAACCTAGTATTAAAGGAAAAGCAAGAAAAGGTTGAAGGCAAGCCAACTCACTACTTGGAGGTTGACGATTGGAAGCCAGTACAGGTGGCAAACAAGCCGACAGAAAAACGCATTGTCGAAACTGATAACTTACCGTTTTAAATGAAAAAAAACGATTTGTACGCAATCTTTGTGGCGCTGGTAGGCATTACGCTACTGGCGTTGCTAAAGGTTTCTAGCTTGTTGCTTTTTGTAGTAGCCTTGGCTTTGTGGACCTTGGCTTGGTCTTGGGTTTACAAAAAATGTAAATGATTCAGTTTAAAATTAACGAAAAACCTTTGAGCGTAAATTTAGCCTGGCAAGGTAAGCGCTATAAAACGCCAGCTTACAAAGATTACGAAAAGGCAATGCTTTTGCGTATGCCAGCGTCAAAGGTGGACCCAGCACAAATGCTTAGAGTTGAGTTTTTCTTTGGATTTAGCAACCAAGCCAGCGATCTAGACAACCCAGTTAAATTGCTTATGGATATTGCGCAAAAAAAATACGGCTTTAACGATAAAAACGTGTTTGAGTTAAACGTTCGCAAATGCCTAGTCGACAAAGGCGACGAATTTATACAAATGGGGATTTATAATTTATTGCCGTTTTAAACAAAAATCACCTTTATAACTTGTATTATTATCGGAATCCTATATTTGCCTAAAGATTAAAACGATGAGCATATACGAGGGATTATTTATACGAAAAGCACGCAAAGCCGCTGGCTACACGCAAGAACAATTGGCCGACAAAATAGGACTGTCCTTGGCACCAATTAACCAGGTGGAAAACGGCTGGGAGTCTATAAGCTTAAACAGACTTAGGCAGATTTGCGAGGCAATTGGATTAGAGGTTGTAATAAAAATTAAAGATGCCAAGAATACCGCCAGTTAAAACCGACTATTCGTTAGAAATTAGATACCGAAAAAGAGACGGGCAATGGTCGGATTGGTCCAATAAAGGCAAGGGCAAGTTTGAAACAATAAAGCTTGTGCAACTACAAATAAGAATGTTGGCAAGCGCTTACCAGGGCCGCGACAAAGAGGTTAGATTTGAATACAACGGTAAGCTTTGCAACTTTGTAGGCGAGCCGACTGGCAATGTTATAAGTTTGATTTGATTGGGTTTGTTGATGTTTAAAAGCCTTGGCTACTAAGCCAGGGTTTTTTTCTAATAAAAAAAAGCAAAATGAAAATAAACAATTTAGGATTTTGGGAAACAACTGACGCAACTGGACACATTCACGATCCAAGCATTGCCGCGGCTTTGTCCAATTATTTAGCAGAAAAACAAGCCAAGACAGTTGTCGATTTTGGATGTGGGATGGGTGACTATGCGAAAGCTTTTAAAGCTGACGGCTATAAGGTGGAGGCATACGACGGCAACCCGAATACTGAAACGCTAAGCGATGGAATTGGCAAGGTGCTGGACTTATCCAAGCCGTTTTATTTGCGTAAAATGTTTGACGTTGTTTTGTCGCTGGAAGTTGGCGAGCATATCCCAGCGGAATTTGAGCAACAATTTATTGACAACATTTGTAAGCACGCCAAAAAGCATTTGGTTATTAGCTGGGCAATTGAGGGCCAAGGCGGCAGCGGACACGTTAATTGCAGAAATAGCAACTACATTATTGCGCAAATTATAAATCGTGGCTTTGGATTTAATTTTAACGATAGCGAAAAGATAAGAAAGGCCGCAACAAATGCGTCGTGGTTTGGCTACACAATTATGGTTTTTGATAGGGCCTAACTTTGGTAAGCCTTTTTTATAACTTTGTAATATGAGCGGACGACCAAAAGAAATCTTTGATTTACCACAAGATTGGTATAATAAAATACTTAGCCTTTATCAAGAAGGGGCCTCCGACGTTGAAATTAAAGCCTTAATTTACCAATGGAGAGGCTCGTTTTCCAATGACCTTTGGGACCGTTGGATTCAAGAAGAGGAGCAATTTTCGGAAACCATAAAAATAGGTAAGCTAATTTCTGAAGCTTGGTGGTCTAAGTCAGGTCGTAAAAACTTGGAAAACAGAGACTTTAATTATACTGGTTGGTATATGAATATGAAAAACCGATTTAATTGGACCGATAAACAATCAGTAGACGTCACAAGTCTTGGTGATAAGGTGACGCCACCAATTCAATGGCTTACTAGCGAGTAATGAACTCAATAAAATTACTTGACAAATACAAGCCTCTTTTTTTAGAAAAGCCTAAAACTCGTTATTACCTTATCACTGGCGGCCGAGGCTCGGGAAAATCCTGGACATTGTCGATGTTTCTTTTAAACCTAACTTACGAGGAAGGGCACGTTATCCTTTTTACGCGTTGGACTTTGACAAGTGCGTTTATTTCGATTATTCCTGAATTTATAGATAAGATTGAGTTAATGAATAAGTTGGACGACTTTGAAATTACCCAATCCGAAATCATTAATAAACAAACAGGCTCAAAGATTTTGTTTCGTGGAATTAAGACCAGCCAAGGGACCGCAACGGCTAACCTTAAATCAATTGCTGGCGTTACTACATGGGTAATGGACGAAGCCGAGGAACTAGTTGATGAGGATATTTTTGACCGCATAGACTTATCGGTTAGGGCAGTTGAGAAACCCAACCGCGTTTTGCTAGTAATGAATCCTGCAACCAAAGAACATTGGGTTTATAAGCGTTTTTTTGAGGATTACATGGTTAATTCAGGCTTTACAGGGATTAAAAACGATTGCACTTACATTCATACAACCTATTTAGACAACAAAGACAACCTAAACGAGACAGTTATAAATCGTTTTGAGGCAATAAAGCAAAGAAACCTAACTAAATACAACCATATCGTCTTGGGTTATTGGATGGACAAAGCCGAGGGAGCCATTTTTGAGAACTGGAAAATTGATAATTTCGACACGTCTTTGCCTTTTGGCTTTGGAATGGACTTTGGATTTAGTGTTGACCCAACCACGTTAATAAAAGTTTCAGTTGATGAGGACAAAGCTTTGATATATTGCCATGAATGCTTTGCAGAAACAGGACTAACAACCAACGATATTGCCAAAAAGATTGGTAAATATTGCCAGCCTAACGACATGATCGTTGCAGACTCAGCAGAGCCAAGG